TAACTTAGCATTTGCAATAGAACCCGCTAACATAGCATTTGTTATACCACTTGCTTTAACTCTTAATGCGTCTGAATTTATTTCTATTGAACTATCATCAACTCCAACTGCTAATGTAACATCTCCTGAAGTTCCCCCACCTGTTAAACCATCTCCTGCAACAACTGAAGTAATATCAGCACTATTAGTATTTGCTATAGTTAAAGTACCTGCTGCATCATCATAAGTAAGACTTATATTTGCACCTGCTGTTAATAATGTATTTACTTGGTCATCTACTCTTTCAGCAGTAAAATATTTAGCAGAACCTTCCCCAATATCGTCTGTATCTAAAGTTATATTTGCAGTACCATCAAAACTTACGCCTGATATTGTTCTTGCAGTAGCTAAAGCAGTTGCAGTTGAAGCATTACCAACTAATGCACTTGTTACTTGATTAAATACTACATTGTCCCCTGTGCCTACTGATTGACCAATAGAAAAAGTAACTCCATTGCCTGAAGCTGCTGATGTAACACCAGTTCCGCCTAATAAAGATAATGTTTCACTATCTAAATCAATAGCTATTGTAGATGAGCCATCGCTTATATCTAAATCTTGTGCGGTAACTTGACTGTCAACATACGCTTTTATTGATTGTTGGGTTGCTAATGCTGTTGCACTATCACTTGATAAATTATCTTCATCTAATATTGAAGTTACAGTTGCACCTGAACTAAAACTAAAAGATGTTATGCCATTAACAGTTCCACCATTTACATCTACTGTGTTACTGGCTGTAATACTTAAACCAAGTGTAATCCAAGCATTGTCTGCTGCGTTTCTAATTTTTAAAACATTACTGCTTGTATCTACCCATAATTGATGTGCAAATGTAGTTGATGGTTCTGATGAACCACTATTTACAGTAACAATAGCAGACAAAGCATTATTTAAGTCTGCTCTAAAATTTGCCCCTGACTGGTTAGCTATATTGTAATCATGTTGTGCCATATTTTTACCTCGTTTCTATTGTAGTCCTTTAGATAAAATTTTGTAATATAAAAAGTTCATTATTGCGTGTTATCTATAAAAACATAAAGCGATTGATAAGTTGAATTTAGTTTTGTAACCCATCTTATACGCCATTTAACTAATCTTGTATTTGATCCTGTAGTTGGTAATCCTGTGATTGTTCCATTGTAGACAAAGGTATAGCTTCTAAAAGTACCTGCATCAAACTCTACATTTTGAATACCACCTGCTGCTTCTGCATAAGATGTGCCATTATTTACGCTATACTCTAAAATACCATTTGTGCAATCACCATATACACCAGTCCATATAGCTTGATATTTTGCATTGTTTCGCACATTATCAATATCAATAGGCAGATAATTACCTAAAGCAGTTGTGTTAGTAGTAAAATCAGTCGAACCTCTTTGAAAAGCACTTCCAAAAACTGACAAAGGTACTGCCACTCCATCATGTGCTAGTATATCTGCTGATACATTTGCAAAATGTTTAACATTTAATGTATCAACATCAATTCTGTCTGAACTTATAGTACCTGCGTTAATTTTTGTTGCGTTTAAATCGTTTATTTTTGCGTTGGTAATAGCTAAATCTTTAATATCGTTAGTAACTACAGGTTCATCTCCAACACTAAAGGTTAATGTTGTAGCAGCACTTTCTACACCTAACGTATTTATTGATGAAACACTAGCAACATAGTTACTTGCAACTGGTAAAAAATTAAGGTCAACATTTTCTGTATCAACAATTTTGTTCATTACCTGATTACTTGAACTATCAACAATATTTACTCGATATTCTTTATTTGGAAAATCTGTTGGCGTTGTCCAAGATATAAAAGGTCTGCCTGTAGAACTACTATCTGTATCTGTAAAACTCAAACTAGCAGGTACTTTAACCGCAAAAGCACTTGGAACATCTGCATTATCTTCTTCACTTTCTTGTGAAGGCACTTGCCATGAATATACATCTACATATTCAATTAAAGAAACCGCAACTAATCCGTTTGGTTGCAATTCTAATGCTTGTACTCTACAAACCTTGCTACTAAAACCAAGTCCTGCATAAGTAATGTCAACAATATCACCAACATTTAATTTATACATTTCAGGCGTACCTGTAAATTGTATTGTCATTTGGTTTCTACTGCGATCAAGAATAGCTTTCCCCATGTTATATGCAATATATGGGTCTGTAATGTAAGAAAATTCTGCTTTAACTTCTAATATTTCATCACCATCATCTGAATAATAATTTGGACTAGCACCATGTAAAACTGTAGCTGTATCTAATTCATATTTTTTATTAGCGTTAAAAAATTCAACAATAACTTTGTTAGCTTTTTTATCTTTATTACCATAATCTACAGAAATACCTGCATCTGCAATAATATGATTGTCAGTTATGCTAAAACCTGATGAACCAGTATCTTCTATTTCTAATTCATATTTGCCATCAACATAAAGAAAAATACCACGCATATTAGCAAGTAATTCTTTTGCGTTATCCATAACATTTTTATTGGTATCTAAATATCCGTTGCAATGAAATCTTTTGGTTTTGACCTCATAAGTACCAGTTTGTTCTGAATATGTTGCACCTAAAGTAGTATCAAAAAAAATAAAATATTCCTCAGTATCATCGTAAAAATGGTATCTTTGTATATCCTTGATCTCAGCACCATCTAAAACACCATTTCCATCATCATCAAATAAATCAATTAATTCCGCAATCTTACTTTGCCACCAATCCCTATTAGCATTTGTTCCTGTAATTTTTATAAAGTCATTACCACTTGTACCACTCCAAGTTATAGCTTTAGTTGAACCATTAAAATAAGGTTGATTAACTTCAGTATCACAAACATTAGCAGCAGTTGAAAATGTAGATGTATTTATATTTGCTATTGGTAATCCTTTACCATATTCATCTGAAGTTATGTAATCAAGGAAACAAAGAGCAGGATTATCAGAATGTGTGTAAGTTGAAACTGTTCCAAATGTTTGATTTCCGTCTCTTGGGTCAAAAACTTTTTTACCTCTTACTTGTACTGTTAATTGTGGTATGCCACTCCACATACCTTCTTTATCATAACCAAAATGTGCTGCTATATAACAAACTCCGTCTAATTTATGTGAAGAAGTCCAATTTGGCATAGAAGCAACTAACATAGGGTCTGCTGTTTGTGTTGCTGCCCCATGATGTAGGTTCATCACGTAACGATATCTTGCAGTAGGACTTGTGCCAAAACCACCCGCACCCGCATCAATGCCTGTGCCATTTTGTGAAACGCTGTTAAGGGAACCATTTCCTGATGATATTTTATCTGTACCAATATATCCGCCATCTCTAAATCTAGCACTATCAGTTAAAGCAGTACCATCTAATTCAATGGTTCTACCTAAAATTTCATCACATTCCCCAACAGCTAAAGCATAAACAACATATAAATCTCTACTGTCATTGCTAGAGGTATCCATATATATAATTTGTGCGCCAACCCTTCTAGTACCATAAATGACAGGTAATTTGCCACCTGCTGCTGTTTTGTTAGCAAGAATATCTTGCCCTTTAGCTAACATTTGTTTTGCTTGTAAGAAACCCTTAACGCCAACAGCAAGTGTAGCTGCTTGTAGCGCAAACCTTATTGGATTTGCTTTTGCATAAGTTACTATTGCAGCACCAACTGACTTAAAAAAACCACCTACTGCAGCCCAAAATGCCATTTACATACCCCACCTAACATTTTCTTTAACTTGCGTTGCAAACTCCATACCTCTATCACCTGTACTAAATTTTTGTTGACTTTCGTCTGAATAATGTCGTCCTTTAGTCAAATTCCAATTAGCCCAATGTGACGCAACTACTAAAGATAATGTTGAACTGTTGATATTTTCTTCTATAGAAACACTACGTATTTGCCCTGTAAAATAAGTTATAGCACCCACTATAGTTTCAGATGTATTAAAGTAAGCTAAATAAACATCTACAATTTTATCGGTAAATGCACCACTTTGTACTAATGTTCTTACTTGATCTGTAACATTAGAAAAACCAATAGTCATTTCTGTAACCTCTAATTGACCTGTTTCTGTAACCGCATCAACTGATAAAAAAGAACCACCCGCTTCATAGGTGTTGCTATCATAAACAACATTAGAATACCAATCTGTTAGTCTAATTGTAGAGGATAAATTAAGTTCAACCAAAAAGGCTGTTTTTGTTGCGGTTGCTGATACTTGTGTTTGTAAGTCAGATGATAAACTTCTTGGCATTATGTAATAACCTCTCTAACATCAAATGAAATTGTATATAAACCACTAGCATCAGTTGAATACATAATTTCATCGTTAGCTAGATATACAGTAAATAAAGGTTTATTAACAGTTACAGCTTCATTGTCAGCTAGAGCAGTTACTAAATTTGGTGAAATGTTTACAGTAGCACCGCCACCACTAGCAGTAACATCGCTTTGAACCATGTAAACTTTTGAATGATTAGCAAATTTTATTATGTCTCCTGCTCTTAGTGCATTGGTGGTTTGAGAAAACCCGTCCATTGCGATAGCACTTACACCTGCTGCATGAACTGCATTTACTAATATATCTGTTTCAGAATGACTAACGCCTTTATTATTCAATGGTGCTTGTATTGTAAAATTTTCAAAAGAACCTTTTTGTTTTTGTAAAAATGCAAATATTGCCTGTGCTTCTAATTGTTCCATTGGCGGCATCTGTACTGTAAAAGAAAAATATTGTGAACCAATTTGTCTAACTGACCTTTTTCCTGATAGTGTCTGATTTAATAAGGTTGGTCTATTATCTCTAAAATCTAATGCTCTAAAATTTGGTGTTGTTGGAAATTGTCCACTCATTATATTACCCCCATTTTGCCTTGATTGTTCATAGCATTATTAATTATTGAAGTTATCAAACCTTTTCTTGAAGTTAGTAATTGGTCAAAACCTGCTGCATCTACTGTTGATATATTAAAATTAACTGTTGCACCCATTGATTGTCCTTTTTCGTGGTCAATAATGGTTTCGTTGGGGTGTACCATAGCCAATCTACCACCACGTCCATCTAACCCCCCTGCTCTAGCACCCATGCCAGTATATCCACCACCTTCAAAGCCAAATATATTTGCAGATGGATTGCTTGTTTGCGTTGTTCCTAAATCGGTGGGAAAACCTAACGCTGACCTAAATGGGTCTATAAGATTTTTTACTATTAATTGCTGTATAGCAACTCTTATTAATTGCTCAACAACAAAAGTAGCAAAATCTTTAAATGCTA